AATAAGAAGTATCGTGCAGCAGATATAGTATATGAAACGTTTATCGGTAACTTGAGAAATGGATTACATGCGTATCCGAAAGACAGTAGATACAACAATTTTACGGCAGATAACTTATTCCAGTCTACATTACAGAAATATAGAGTGTATCGCAGAAATAAAGGCGTATCTAAACCGGTATATCTAGTAGATAGTGACAACAAAATTGTAGAAGAATTCGCAAGTACAGTAGAAGCTCAAAAATTGTTATTCATAGACAGACGCAACATTGCTAGAAAGTGCAACCGTAAACATGTAAGTGACGGATTGATGTATATGTGGGCAGACGAATACGAGAAGATGAACGCATGATACTATCCGACACAATCAACCAACGCTATCGCTACAACACACAAGGCAAGACACCTACAGAAATACAACAGGAATTACGCAAGTTAGGTGTCAACGACTTTGTGGTTAAGGTAGCAGGAAACAGAGTGACGATGAAAGTTAGTGAGAACGATATTAAAAAGAACAGGGAGTGTTTGAGATAGATATAAAAAATCATTTATATACTTTCCAAGCTATATGTACCAATGTAGTTGACGGTGACACGATAGATATTTTACTGGATTTAGGCTTCAAGACAACCGCAGAACGTAGAGTAAGGTTACTTAATGTAGATACACCTGAAAGAGGTCAAGAGAACTATAAAGAAGCTACCGACTTTACTAAAGCGTGTGTAGAAGGCAAGAGGATATACGTACAGACATACAAGAGCGATGTTTTCGGCAGGTATCTCGCTAATGTGTGGTACGAGGACGGGCAACGTAGTTTGAATGATGAGTTAAGAAATGCAGGGGTATTGAAAGAGAATTCTAAATGGAATGAGGGATAGTAAATGAAAGCGCCATTTGAGATACAATCAGAAATTAAAAGAAGAATTATAAAACCTGAATATAAATTTGAATATATGAGTAAGTTAGCTGGAGAAACGTTGACGCATGTTTTTCATGTAAATTTAAGTGTTAATTCTTTTAGTAAATTACCAGGAATAATTTTTGTTACTAAGAGTAAGAAAGTATTTATACATTGCTTAAAAATTGATACTGATATGCAAGAAGAAGAAGATGTATCGGACATCGACGCTATTCAAAGATATCAGATTAATATGGCAAGATTTAGAAGTATGTTACTTGATGATGAAATACGATTTGAAGGTGCATTTGAAAAAGAGAAGTTACCATTTGTTAATCAAGACGCGCTAAAAGAGTATTTCGATTATAAATTTAATAAACGTAAGGAAGAAGAAGAGAAGTATCGAAAAAAACAAGAGTACAAAAGATACTTAGAATTAAAACAAAAATTTGAAGGTGACGAGTAAATGAACGCAGAAGCTAAGTTTGTATCTAGTGTGATGGACGCTAGATTGAAGAAAGCAAAAAGAGAACGCGACGCTTACAAGAAGCAACGAGATGAAATCATCAATGATATGGCAGAAACAAAAAAGAAAGCAGAGGCGTTTGATGAGATATTGGAGATAACAGAGGAAGATTGTTGGGCGGAAGATTTTGCAGTTTATATATCTCAAGTCATTGATAAATATAAGGAGGTCGACCATGAAGGATAACAAGTGGATAACGCTAAAAGACGAATTGACGCAAAGTTATATTAAACTTCGTGGCAAAAGCAATAAAATTTCAAACGATTTACCGACTGTTGAGATAGCAAATATATTGGTTGGCAGGAAAGTTTTAAAACAACAATTACAACGCATGGACGAATTAGACGGAACAAATGAGTTTCAAAATTTATTAAGTGATTTGGAGCGTGGTAGTGATGGATAATCAAACAATCTTTGAAAATTTAGAAGAAGTATTAGATACATTAACGCACATAAATTTAGAAGTTGAAAACAAAATGGATAGATTAGTTCTTAATAAAGCTAAAGAATTAATCAATAGCGTGGCGTGGAAATATGAGGAGGAACAATAAATGACAAATACATTAGATCAATTAGTAGAACAAGTACAACAATGGAGCATCGATAAAGATTTGCACAATGGTAACCCAGACAGACAAGCACTTAAATTCTATGAAGAAGCTGGAGAAGTGGCTGCTGCATTATCACGTGGAAACTTAGAAGCGTTAAAAGACGGAATAGGAGATACGGTGGTTACACTAATTATACTAGCGCAACAACATGATATGACCTTACAGGAGTGTTTACAATTTGCTTATGACGAAATCAAAGGAAGAAAAGGAAAGACAATCAATGGAACGTTCATCAAAGAGTCAGACCTTAAAGAATAAAGATATAGTAGCAGAGATTAAAAGAATACTTCGCAAAGAGTAACGAGGAGTGAGAAAATGAATATTAAAAAAGCTAGAAAGAAACCAGTAGAAATTGAGTTTATACAATTTACAGACAAAGATAGTGTATTAGAAATATTGTTATGGGCGAGGTCTAAGGTTAAGTACAAAAATACTAAAGGTTATTTACTTATAAATACTTTAGAAGGGGAAATGATAGCCGATGTTGGCGATTATATCGTTAAGGGTGTAAACGGAGAATTTTATCCAGTTAAACCAGAAATTTTCGAAAAGACATATGAGGTGCTAGGGAAGTGACACTAGATTCAATTAACTTTGTTTGGATAGCCATGATGTGTTTGATTGTTGTAGCACTTGTTTATGTAGTAGCTCATGTCTGTATGATAATTTTAATTATTAAAGACAAGAAAAGACTGAAAGAGTTCAAAGAAAAGCGAAATAGAGAATGGATAGAGAAAGAAAAAGAATTTGAAAATAGAATGAAAGAACAACGTGAAGAATTCTATAAAAGAAATAGACATATTACTAAAGGTTTTGATAAACACTTTAAGGAGTGAACGGAATGATTAAACGCATATTAAAGATTTGGTTTACTATCGCAATGTACGAGTTAGGTAAATGGATTGGCAGAGAGTTGTATTATAAGTTGACTGCAAATGATGAAGTGGAAATGCCTAAGGATTTTAACGAAGATGACCACGCTCATTTAAATGGCATATACGGAGGTTATTAAATGAGTTGGGACATTGTGATGTGGATGCTGATAATAGCTTTAGTTTATATGGTTATACTTTGGGTATTGACTTTGATTTTGTATATAAAAAGGAATAAGGAAATAAAAAAATTACGTTTAGAGAAAAGACAACTAGAGTTAAGTATAGAAGGTTTAAAGGCTCACCATTTATTTGTATACAAAGAAAATAGAAAAAGTAAAACAGATGAAATCAATTAATTTAGAGGTGATTATTAATGTGGGGCGTTATAGCGATTATTATATTGGTGTTGCTTCTGTTTGGCTCATTGCTTGAACAGAATGATCTAAAACATCAGTTAGAAGTGAAAGAGTATGAGATTGAAGTGTTAAGAGATAAGTTGGAGAATGGAGGGTAAGCATGGGATTAAGAAAATCAACGCAACGCTATTTAGAAAGTGAATTAAGCAATTATAGGCATATAGATAAAGATATCCAACGTGTGAGAGAAGAAGTGTTGAACCCTTGGCAACCCACTGACACTAATATTGGTGGAGATAGAGTGCATAGTAACGTTAGTGTCACGGAGATAAAAGCAACGCGTGTAGTGAATGATAGACGTTTATCTCAGTTAGCTAGAATGAAGTCTGCTATAGATATTGTATACCAAACAAGCAGTGAAGAAAGTCAACAACTCATGGATATATATTACTTTAAAAAGCCGAGAACATTAAACCTTACTGGTGTTGCTCAAGAAATATGTGTGAGTAAATCAACAGCTTATGAGTTAAGGAAAGAAATACTTATTAGATTGGCAGATGAGTTAGGTATTATGCATTAGGAGTGAGGATATGAAAGCTATAGAGATTTTAGAAGCAATATCAACAAAAATAAAAGAAGGAGAATATGTAGGCAATATTGGTATTATTGTTCAAATAAAAGATGATGAAATGTTAGAAGAAGGGAAGAAAGCTAAAAGTATTTTAGAAGCATTCGCCGAAAGAGTAGAATTAAAAGTAGTAAAAGCTGGTAACTATCAATTATCACAATTTCCAAACAACGACTATCCAGTTTTTCGATTAACTGCTGGACCGTTTGGAAAAAATCTGAAAAAATAACGTCACTAACACTGTTATTATGATAGTGTAAGTTATTAAACGACTTACTCATGTAAACCTTTCTATTTTTATTCCTTTCAAATGATCGAACATAATTTTTCTCCTATGAACCTATCCGATAGAAAAGTCGGGTAGGTTATTTGTATGCTGATATGACATTTAAAACGTGTGATATGAGTGTATAAAAACTTTGACTAATTTTGACATCGGAGGTGATTTTATTGCTGACTTCAAAACAAAATAAAGCCATAGCATTAATGGTTGAGAAGAATTTAAATCAGAATGAAATAGCTAAGGAGTTAAATGTAGCTAGACAAACTATATCGAATTGGAAAAGGAATGCAGAATTTCAAGAGGAGTTGCTTAATGCTGAGCGTAATCTACTAAAAGGACTGACAAGTAAAGCGATTAAGACGATGGAAGATTTACTAACTGCTAAAAGTGAGTTAGTTAGATATAACGCAGCAAGTGACATCTTAGACAGAACAGGACATAAACCAACAGACAAAGTCGAAGCAGAAGTAATTACTCCAACTTTCATAAACGATGTGCCAGCCAATGACTGATAAAAAATTAAGTATTACAAAAACTATCGGTGGTGGGTACAACGAGTTCTGGCACAACAAAAACTTTTATCGAGTAGTGAAAGGTAGTCGTGGGAGTAAGAAGTCTAAGACAACTGCACTAAACTTTATTTATAGATTAATGGAATATGAGTGGGCTAACTTGCTTGTAGTCAGACGTTTCAGTAATACAAATAAACAATCAACGTATACAGATTTGAAGTGGGCTACTAACCAATTAGGAGTAACCCACTTATTTAAGTTTAACGATAGTTTACCAGAGATTACTTACAAACCGACTGGCCAGAAGATACTATTTCGCGGAATTGATGATCCGTTAAAGATTACATCAATCACTGTGGATAAAGGGATATTGAGTTGGTGTTGGATAGAAGAAGCATATCAAGTTGAAACTTACGATAAATTCGCAACACTTGTAGAATCTATTCGTGGTAGCGTCGATAGTCCAGATTTTTTCAAACAGATAACGGTCACATTCAACCCTTGGAGTGAGAGGCATTGGCTTAAACCTACATTCTTTGACGAAGATACTAAGTTGAACAACACATTTTCATATACAACAACCTATCGAGTAAATGAATGGCTTGATGAGGTCGATATTGCGCGTTATGAGGATTTGTACAGAACAAACCCAAGACGTGCAAGAATTGTTTGTGATGGAGATTGGGGAGTAGCAGAAGGATTAGTGTTCGAGAATTTCGAGGTTAAGGAGTTTGACTGGGTTAAAAAGTTGAAAGAAAAGCAAGTTGTAGCTCATGGCAGTGACTTTGGTTTCACTCAAGATCCTACAACACTTATTAGCACTATCGTTGACTTAAAGAATAAAGAGTTATGGATATACGATGAGCATTATCAAAGAGGCATGCTGACCGATGAGATATATCAAATGTATCTTGATAAAGGACTGAAAAACGCAAAGATAATTGCAGATAGTGCAGAGAAGCGATTGATAACAGAGATTAAACGTAAAGGCATTTCTAATCTCAAACCATCTATTAAAGGTCAAGGCTCTATCATGCAAGGTGTTCAATTTATACAAGGTTTCAAAATATATGTACACCCAACATGTGAACATACGATAGAAGAATTAAACACATATACATTCGACCAAGACAAAGACGGTAACTGGTTAAATAAACCAATAGATGCAAATAACCATTTAATGGATGCATTGAGATATAGCCTAGAAGAATTCCATTTCCCTAGAAATAACAGAACGAATGTCAATATTAAGAAGAATATTAGCCGTGCGAAAGCTATGGGCTTATAAAGGAGGTAACACATGGCACATGTAAACAATTTCGAAAAAGATATTGAACGACGACAAATGCGTAATGAAATATACAGACGCGACGCAGTAGAAGTATATAAATACGATGGAACAACACAAGACTTGTTAGACAACAAAAACGATATCAGTGACTTCATCAGCCACCATTTAGAAGCACAAGTACCACGCCTTCAAATGCTAGATGATTACTATCAAGGGTTAAACTTTAACATTATGCGTAACAGACGCCGAAGAGAAAAGCACTTAGCAGATAATCGTGCAGCACATGACTTTGCTTCTTACATTACAGACTTTATTAATGGTTATTGCTTCGGTCATGCCATACAAGTACAATCCGAAGGCAGTATGACACAAGATAAAATAGATCAGTTGCACGCAATAAACGACATTGATAGTCACAATCGTTCACTGGGGTTAGATTTATCTATATTCGGTCGAGCTTATGAATACATCATACGTAATCAACAAGATGAAGTTAGAATTTATAAATCAGACCCACGCAATACATTTGTTATATACGATACTACCATTGAGAAAAATAGTATTATGGCTGTGCGATATTGGAAAGTATCGACAGAAGATAACGCCGAGATGACTGAGGTAGAAAGCAATATCTACTATGTTGATGTAATAACTGATCATGCAACATATTTCTTTGTGGCAAACAGTGTTACTAACTTAGAGTTATCAGAGCGTAAACCTCCTGAAGCTCATTCGTTTGGCAAAGTAACTATTACAGAGTTTAGCAACAATGAAAAGAGACGCGGAGACTTTGAAAAGGTCATACCACTTATTGACTTATATGATGAGGCACAATCAGATACAGCTAACTACATGAGTGACTTAAATGATGCCATGCTACTCATCAAAGGTAATGTAGATCTAAATGAACAAGTCGCTACCTTACAAAAAGAAGCGAACGTATTCCATTTAGTACCACCTGAATATGCAACGGTTGATGATAAGGTAACAGAAGGTAATGTAGATGCTGAATACATTTATAAGCAATATGATGTAAGTGGTGTAGAATCATATAAAACAAGAATTGCTAAAGATATTCATACACTTACTAACACTCCTGATATGACTGATGAAAACTTTGGAGGCCAACAATCAGGTGAGGCCATGAAATATAAATTGTTCGGACTAGAGCAGCGTACAGCGATTAAAGAAGGTCTATTTCGAAAAGGCTTAGTTAGACGTTACAAGTTAGTTGGAGAAATTATGAGTATCAATAGAGAAATAGATAAGGACAACCTTAGAGACTTGATATTCACATTCACAAGAAACTTGCCTAAGTCAATTACAGAAGAAATGCAAATGTACATGAGTGCTGGTGGAGAAATTAGCCAAAAAACACTGATGTCTCTTGTATCTTTCATAGACAATCCGCAAGATGAAGTCAAACGTATCGAGAAAGAACAAGAAGAAAAGATTAAGCACTCTGATAGTTTGATGTATAACGAACAAGATTCTGACAACGAACTTAACAACTCCAATCAACCTATTGAGGAGTGATGAGTGATGACTTATTGGGATAAAAGAGCTCAAGAGATTATTAAAGATGAGACAATGAGCGATAAGGAAATGAGTCAAGAGATTGAACGCATTGTTAACAACATGATTGACGATATAGAGAATGAGATATCTAAGTTCTATGCAAGATACGCAGACAGTGAGGGTATTTCTATTTCTGAAGCTAAAAAAAGAGTGGATAACTTCGACGTTCAATCTTTCGCTAACAAAGCTAGAAAATATGTACAAGATAACGACTTTAGTGAAAGAGCAAATAGAGAACTAAAAAGATATAATACTGCGATGTACGTAAACAGGGAAAAGCTACTAAAAGCGCAGCTAGGATTAATC